CCTCTGGGCGACCGTATTCCCCAACGTTATCCTCTTGACGTATCCCAACTCCATCCTCGTGGGGGCCAATAACGCCTGGCTCATCAACGATTGCTCGGCGGCTCTCATCGACGCTATCTGCGCCTTGCCCTCGGAGATCATCGCCTCGGCATCGACTGCGGCGGCAAGGGCATCATCGGATGCTCGACCGGCCAAATCAGCCTGTTTCCCAGCCTCCAACGCTTTAGCGTTAGCCAAACCCGCAGCAGAGATAGCGTTCCTCGTGGCCTCGATAGCCTTATTCGCCTCCGCAAGGGCGGTCTTGGCCGCTTCCGTTGCCTGCGTACCACGGGCGATACATTTCCACCAAGCCGTATCGGTCAAGGGATGGTTCTTGTTTCCGTCCTTGACACAGAGGTAGCAGCTATCATCCGTGACGACGAAATCGAAGGTGTTGTACGTACTCGCCGTGGCATAAACGCCCTTATCGACGAACGCCACCTTCCCCAATACTATCTGACTCATTATAATTCCTCCTTCCTTTTTTTGGTCATACGTTCAAATACAGCTCACCGGTCTCTTGGTTGAGCTTGACAAGGTTTGGTGACACCTCGTCCTCGTAGGACATCACCAGCGTCATGTCGGCGGGGTTGATCGTGAAGGTCGGGTATAAAACGCCTCCCTTCGCGAGGATGCCCGTATCGACATACCTGTCCCCATCCAGATCCCATTTCCACCAGTTGCCGTTATCGCCAACCTTCCATGGGTGGTCGGCCAGCTCCTGCGCACGGTCACCCTGTGTCTTGGCGAAGTTACCCTGCGTATTGGCGTAAGAAGCTTTCTCATTCGCCAATTTCGCCGCATCATTTGCGTTTTTAGTTGCGATCTCGGTATCTTCCTTGATCTTCTCTAACCCATCGTGGGCGGTATTAGCGTTAGCCGCAGCTTTATTGGCTAGATCAGCCGCAGTATTAGCCTTACCGGTTGCGGTATTGGCGTTCCCTGTCGCAGTGATGGCGTTCGCCGTGGCCGTATTGGCCTTGGACGTGGCCGCCTCGGCGTTCAGCTTGGCGGTGTTGGCGTTGCTCGCCGCCGTATTGGCCGCCTTAGTGGCGGCACGGGCGTTGGAGATCTCCGTGAGCATGTTCTCGTAAGCCGTCTGGATGGTTCCGAGGCTCACCTTCACGCTGGTTTGTATGCCGTCTATGATCTTGCAACCGATCGTGTACAGACCGGTAAGGCTGTCAGCCAGCGTGAGTTCTGATATTTTCTTTTTCTTAATCGGCATATATGTTCAAGTCTATGTAATACTCCCCATCCTCCGTGACCACCAGTTCCCCGGCCTCGGTAGCCAGCAGGTAATCGATACCATCCATCCGGAACACCGTGAACTCCAGCGTGAGGTTGAATGTCACCACCACACGCCCCCGGAGGCTCTCAAGCGTCCATCCGGATGTCCTCTTGTAGTAGCAAGGGTATTCCTCCACGTTGTAATCCACGTACAGCGAACGCTCGCCCGGCTGGATCAAGGCATCCAACAGGGTGTCGTAACAACTCCAGAATGTCGTCATTGAGCCGGCGATGAGACAGCATTTAAGAGTGACCTCCTTGCTGTTGAAAACGACGTTTTCCGTATCATATATCCTACCGTCAACGTCCAGTACCGTACGGGACAGGTTAGTCTTCACGGTCGGAGATCTCATGATCTCGTCCCGGCCCTCCGTCACCATCACGCCGTATCGATCCAAGGGTACGCCGTCCAGCTCGTACTCGGATGGAGGAACATACGCTCTACCCTCCGGGATCGCCACGGACGAGGGTCTTACGGGCCGGTCCTCGGCGAACCGTAACGTGAAGGCCTCCAACGTGTCCCAATCCTCATATGCCGGGCTCTGGATGAGTCGCAAGCTCCACTCCCTGCCCAGCGAGGGGATACGGAAGAGGTGATACCCGGACTTCGATAGGTGCTCGACGAGAGCGCCGGCGGATCTCCCGTCCACGTCGCGGACGAACGTGATGTTGAGCTCCCGTGGTTTCAAGGTGGGCTTTTCCAAGTCCGGCTCTATGCCGTCCTCGTCCGGCCAGTCGTTCCTGTCCGGTTCCACCAGCTCGGGGAACGGGAGAAGGCCGTCGTAACCTCCCTCCGTGATCCATACGCCGAAATCGGTGTAGGCGTCCTTGCCGTCTATGTATAACTCACCCCTCATAATATCACCACGGTATTATCCTTATTTATCTCAACCTCTCCTCCGATATTCACCAGCAGGATCACGGCGTAGTCGCTCGCCACGACCCTAGCCTTGCCGCCGTGCATGAGGATCACCTTGTGAACACGCTCGTTATCGTCTATCGTTATCACCGCATCCGTATCACCTATCACGGCGATATTGCCGGGATTGGTTACGTACACGTGGCCGGAGTCAACGTACACCCCGTAGGGCATCACGTGACCGGCCATGCCACGGAACATGTCTAACGACGGGAAATCATTCTCCGCACAAAACTCACGCCCCTGCGGGCTGAAGAACAGCCACACGAGGCTTCTCCAGTCCGTCACCCCGTTAGAACCACTGCATGCCCCGAGCGAGAGGGCCGATTTGATTATGTCGTTAACCGTCTCCATCATTATCTTGATCTCATTAATATACCCTTGTCGTTAATAGTCTTTATACCGGAGGCCGCCGACTTGGTATTCGCCTCTATCTTCTCGGATAGGGCCTCTATACGTCCGGAGATCTCAGCTACCTTGGCCGTGTTCTCCGACACCTTCCCGGACAGGTCCTTGATCGCCTCCACGTTCTTCCAGCCCCTTGTCTGGAGGTCGTAGATGAAGCGCATCTGGTCGGCTATACCCGTCACTTGCACCAACGTCCTATCTAAAAATATAAGTTGGGTCGACATCTTACCGTCTATGACGTCCGCAGAGTCCTGAGAGATGGAACCAACGCCCTTGGACGAGGCCGTACGCCCGTCGTCCTCCTCTACCGTATTACCGGTATTGAAATATTTGTCGGCCCAACCAAACTTACGGTCGAGGTCGTCGGCCAGCTCCTGCGCCTTCCGATCCAGATAATCCTGTTCCCAGTCGCTGATATAATCGTCGGACCAGAACTCGAGCAGCTTCTCCCGGATCTCTTTCATGGGATCGGAAGCGGCGGCCTTGATCGACTCCGTGACCATGTTCCTTATCATCTTCCTCACAAGATCCTTGGCCGATTGCGCCTTGTCCTCCCCGGCGGCCCACGCGTCGGCGTAAGCGTTGGCGAAATCGTCGATCGCCGATTTTATGTCACTACCGAAAATGGCGTCCTTGCCGGCCTCCTTGTTATCCGCTATGGTATTATTGATCTCGTCTATCTGGTCCCGCCACTCCTTGATACGGTCATTGTCGGTTTTCTTCTTGTCCTCCTCCTCCTTGATCTGGTTTTGGATAAGCACTTTTTGCTGTTCCAATAGCTTATTCTGCTGGTCGATAAGCTTGGAGGCATCCTTGGAATAGGCTTTCTCGATGGACCTGCCCAGCTTATCGTACGACTTGTCCAACGTGTCGATCTGATCCTGCAAACGCTGGATACGACTCTCGTTCTTCTTGTCATGGATCTTGGCGATAGAGGAGGCAAGGGATGTGACCACCCCGATAGCGGCACCGGCGGACGCACCGATCGGCCCGAACATCGCGCCGGCTTTTGCCCCGTCCATGGCGGAATTGACCGCGTCCATGGCCACATTCAAGCCTTCGGCAATACCGGACATAAGGTCACTACCGAAAGCGTCACCTAACTTGGAGAACGTGTCGGAG